ATTCGTCCGAGATCCAGAAACATTTGAAATGTATTGGGTTGATATGACCAAAGTAAATCGAGTTATAGTCAATGAAAGTGAGGGCAAGCGACCTGAGCAATATGTTATTCAAGATATTAACCCTAACTTTCAAAACCTAACGGTTGCACCAAAAACAACCACAGATTTTCAGGTTAACCCTACCTCTGGTGGTTATCAAAGTCAGTATAACCAAACGGTTCCCAACTCACCATTAGGGCAAGAGGGAAGATTCTCTACCACAGCCAACGAAATGTGCATTGATTCAGAGCACGTTGTGCATATGAGTTTATCCGAGGGTCTTGATATGTACTGGCCGTTTGGACAAAGCATTTTGGAGATGGTATTCAAGGTATTCAAACAAAAAGAATTGCTTGAAGATGCTATTCTAATTTACCGAGTGCAGAGAGCACCTGAGCGTCGTGTATTCAATATTGATACCGGCGATATGCCAAGTCATTTGGCAATGCAATTTGTTGAGCGTGTTAAAAATGAAATACACCAACGCAGAATCCCTACAACCGATGGTGGCGGTGATCAAGTATTAGATTCTAGTTACAATCCGCTATCAACGCACGAAGATTACTTCTTTCCGCAATCGGCTGATGGCAGAGGAAGCACAGTAACAACACTTCCCGGTGGGCAGAATTTGGGTGAAATTGATGACCTCAAGTACTTTAACAACAAACTAGCAAGAGGACTTCGTGTACCATCAAGTTACCTTCCAACAGGTCCTGAAGATTCTGAAAGAACATCAAATGATGGTCGTTTAGGCACTGCTCTTATACAAGAACATAGATTTAATCAATATTGTCATCGACTGCAAAGATTAATAATACAAAAACTCGACGATGAATTCAAAATGTTTTTGCGATGGAGAGGATTTAATATTGATTCTAGTCTCTTTAGTATTGCATTCACACCACCACAAAACTTTGCAAGTTATCGCCAAGCAGAACTTGACAATACCCGAATTAACGCTTTCCAAAGTGTTGAAGGTTTAGGTTACATCAGTAAACGCTTTGCTCTCAAGCGATTCCTTGGACTAACCGAGGAAGAAGTCACAGAAAACGAACAACTCTGGAATGAAGAACAAAGTGTTTCTGAATCACCAGAAGCATCAGGGCAAGATCTTCGTTCAGTTGGAATGATGCCGGGTGATATTGACGCAGACTTGGAAACAGCAGACGACCTTGATTTAGATTTAGAAGGCGATGTCGGCGATCTTGATGCTGAAGGCGATGCTGATATAGACGCTGGTACCGAACCAGACGAAACTTAATTTTTCCACCACCAATTACCGAGGAGATAGGCAATGGTAGACGCAACGGCTACAAGTACGTTAGAAGATTTTTCTGACCGAGGATACGAAGCAGGATTTTTCACAGACATTGAGCAGGATACAATTGAACCCGGCTTAAATGAAGATGTCATTCGCTTTATATCCGCAAAAAAATCCGAACCAGAGTGGTTATTAGAGTGGAGATTAAAAGCCTATAGAAATTGGTTAGAAATGTCACATCCCGATTGGCAATATGTTCAATATGACCCAATTGACTATCAGGCAATTTCATATTTTTCAGCACCGAAATCAGATGCAGACCGCCCTGAAAGTCTAGATGATATTGATCCCGAAATAAAAGCAACATACGACAAGTTGGGTATTCCACTGTATGAACAAGAAATGTTGGCTGGTGTGACTAATGTTGCGGTGGATGCCGTATTTGATTCTGTATCTGTGGCAACATCATATAAAGAAAAATTAGCAGAAAAAGGTATTATATTTTGCTCAATGAGCGAGGCTGTGCAAGACCATCCTGAATTGGTTAAATCGTATCTTGGTACAGTTATACCGCACAATGACAATTACTTTGCCGCATTGAATTCTGCAGTCTTTACAGACGGTTCGTTTGTTTATATTCCTAAAGGTGTTAAATGCCCAATGGAATTATCAACGTATTTTAGAATCAATGCTGCCAATACAGGACAGTTTGAAAGAACACTAATTATTGCTGAAGATTCTGCAACGGTGTCATATCTTGAGGGATGCACAGCACCGATGCGAGATGAACATCAATTACACGCTGCAGTCGTAGAGTTGGTTGCACTAGAGAATGCCCAAATAAAATACTCCACAGTGCAAAACTGGTATCCCGGTGATAAAGATGGTAATGGTGGTGTTTATAACTTTGTCACAAAACGTGGAGTATGCAAAGGAGACAACTCTAAAATATCTTGGACACAGGTAGAAACCGGTTCAGCGATAACATGGAAGTATCCTTCTGTTGTGCTAAGAGGCGATAATTCAGTTGGCGAGTTTTATAGTGTTGCAGTAAGCAGAATGCGTCAACAAGCCGACACTGGAACAAAAATGATTCACCTTGGTAAAAACACCAAAAGCACTATTGTATCAAAAGGAATTTCAGCAGATGAAGGCACTCAAGTATACAGAGGACTTGTTCGTGTGGCACCCACTGCAGAAAACGCAAGAAACTATTCTCAATGTGATTCAATGTTGATGAGCCAGACTTGTGGTGCTCATACGTTCCCATATCTTGATATTAACAATAATAGTGCACAACTAGAACACGAAGCCACAACGTCTAAGATTGGCGAAGACCAGATTTTATATTGTCTTTCCAGAGGTATTTCTGCAGAAGACGCAGTATCTATGATTGTCAATGGATTTTGCAAAGAAGTATTCAGAGAGCTGCCAATGGAATTTGCTGTTGAAGCACAGAAATTGCTTGAAGTCACACTGGAGAATTCAGTTGGGTAGATATACCGCTAGATTTTCTATGTGCATAAAAGAATAAATACTATTATGAATTTGAACGAAATGTTTGATCCAGCACCAGAACACTATCAAGACGTTGAAGATGACAATAGTGTTCCAAAGTATGATGATCTGAGGAAAAGCAGATTAACACTGTTGCAAATAAACAAGCTTCGTCGTATGCAAGATTTGCGTGCTTTTGAACAGGAACAAAAATTAGATAGTATTAAGAAACAATATTCACAATCTGACGGTTCTGAGTCAGTTGAATTATAGTTGTTCGTTTTTAGAAAAAAACAACAACATCCCACCAAAATATCTATTTTTTTACAAAAAAATGCCCTAAACACCGGTTTTGTGTAACATTTTTGTAAATAATATCAAGACGAGCCATATCTGGAGGATTTAATGGAAAAGTTTGAACGCCTGATCGAATATGTGATCAATGACGAAGAGGCAAAAGCTCGCGAGTTATTCCACGAAATTGTCGTGGAAAAAAGTCGTGATATTTACGAAAGCCTTATGTCCGAAGAGGACGAAGAACTCGGTGGCGATGCCGCTGATGATTTCATTCAAGACATCGAAAGTGATGAAGAAGGCATGTCAATGGACAACGGTGATGAAGACGCCGAAGACGCCATGGATATGGACACTGACGATGATGAGAGTGATGAAGACGACACAGAAGAAGAAGTTGAAGAACTTGAAGACCGTGTTGTCGGTGTAGAAGACAAACTCGACGAGCTAATGGCTGAGTTTGAAACCCTTATGACATCTGAGAATGGTGAAGAATCAATGCAGGACATGGACATGGACATGGACGACGTTGAAGCAGCCACAGATGATGAGAGTGTTGAAGATGACGAAGTGCTTGAACTTGATGAAGCACTAGAACTTCAGTCTGCACCAAAGGCAAAAGATTCTGAGGAAAGCTTTGTGCATAGTAAAAGCACAGTAGCTGCAAACTCAGGTGCAAAAGGCATCGATGCTGACCCAGTTAAAATGGGTGACAGTGACGAAAAAGGCCGCAGTGCACCAGACGCTAAGGACATGGGTCACACAACGCACATTGACAAGCTTAACAAAGCCCCAAGTGCAAGTGATTCAGAGCCAAGCGAAGTCAACACTAAAAGCACACTTAACTAGGATTGTTTAGATGAGCCATTATTTAAAAGAACATCTTACATTCGATGCAGCACAGATTGTACTCGAAGATGAAGATGATGGCAAGAATCTTTATATGAACGGCATTTGCATCCAAGGTGGTGTAAAAAATGCTAACGAGCGTGTATATCCAGTAAACGAAATCCAAACAGCAGTTGAAACTCTTAATGAAGAAATTACTAGTGGAAACTCTGTTTTGGGTGAAGTTGACCATCCAGACGATTTAAAAATCAATCTTGATCGTGTTTCACACATGATCTCTAAGATGTGGATGGATGGCCCAAATGGTTATGGTAAGTTAAAAATTCTACCAACACCAATGGGCGAACTGGTTAAAACCATGCTCCAATCCGGTGTTAAATTAGGTGTTTCAAGCCGTGGAAGCGGTAATGTTGACAACACAACAGGACATGTCAGTGACTTTGAAATAGTCACTGTTGATGTAGTAGCCCAGCCCAGTGCTCCTAACGCATATCCAACAGCAATTTATGAAGGTCTTCTTAATATGAAGAACGGTCATAAACTTTTGGAAATGGGTAAAGAAGCTGGAATGGACAACAAAGTTCAAAAATACTTGAAAAGCGAAGTAATTCGACTAATCAAGGATTTGAAAATCTAGGGAGAAACGCATGTTAGATGCTATCAAACCATTACTAGACAGCGACCTAATCAACGAAGATACTCGCCAAGAGATCTCCGAAGCTTGGGAAGCTAAGCTTAATGAAGCTCGTAATGAAATCCGCACAGAAATTCGTGAGGAGTTCGCAGAAAAATATGAGCATGACAAACAAGCAATGGTGGAAGCATTAGATCGCATGGTTACAGACGGTATCACTAGTGAAGTTGAAGCTGTTAAGGAAGAAAAGAAAGCCTTGGCAGAAGATCGCGTCCGTTTCAACAGCAAACTAAAAGAAAACGCCACTAAGTTTAACGACTTTATGGTTTCTAAACTTGCTGAAGAAATTGGCGAACTACGTGAAGATCGTGGCACGCAAGAGAAAGCAATTTCCAAAATGGAAAACTTTATCACCCGTGCACTGGCTGAAGAAATC